AAATGTAATGTTATTATAGCATAGTGTATTATCTTTAACAGCTCTGCCTTCTTGTTATCTTTCTTACCATATCTCATGGCATACTTCATTATGTTTCCAACACAAAAACTTTCTCCGTGTCCGGCATCTATAATCATATCAGTTGCTTGGTACTTGCCATTACCGTAATGAGCATCGTAAGTTCTATCTATATAAGTTCTTATCTCTATTAAACTTTTATCTTCACTAAACTTATAAGCCATCTTTCCATTCCTCCGGTAATGTTTCTTCACTATACCATCTAAAATTATTTGACTCTGCCCATTCAGCATGAGTTCTTTTGGTTCCATCTTTTCTTTTCTTAGCCTGTGGCATAGGAGCATAAGGTTTCTGAAACAAGAAGACTAACTCTCTATGTTTATTAAGTGCTTCTCTGATATGTATATACTTACTATACTCTGCATAATCCCAGAACCTACCTTTAGCCTCTAACAATATAATATTATTATCAAATATTTTTACAAAGTCTGGCTCATACCTATGCTTAACAACATAGTTTATATTTTCCCAATGATGTTTCCATCCTTTAAGAATAGTTTGATGTATATCATATTCCCATTTGCTATCGTACCCTTTAGGTACATTAACTTTTTTAGGTCTGGGTTTTCTAGGTACTCTTCTAGGCATTTAGTTCTTCTAAGGTTATGTTAGGATTTCTCTTAACTTTTTTAATGAACCACCTTAGACTGTATGCACTTAACATAAATTTATTGTTAGCGAAGATATGTGTTTGCTCTGGTAAAAATTCATGTAAGTTTTTCTTAGTAATTTTAGTAGCATCTTCGCCTTCTGGAACCATAGTTCTAATCCAATCTATGAGTAAAGTTTCTGCTCTGCGTCTTATTTGTTTAGACTTTTTTTGATTCATAATTCTTTACAAGTTTCCAATAATTTAAAATACTATTAAACATTTCTCTGTGTTTGTCTTGAGATTTTTTATCCCATATATGACAGGCTATTAGTTCATTGTCTTCTCTATCAACAAAGATAGATACTCTTTCAACATCATCGTAACCACAACCTTGTGCGTAAGCAGACAACTGCATACCGTGTTCATCATATACTAACTTAGCTGGGTCTTTGCCTTCTAAGTTGTCTTTAGTTTTAAAGTCTACAAAGATACCGGACTTAGAATATAAATCTATCTTACCACCGTAACCTAAATCAGCACAGAAAGAATCCTCTGCTATCCATTCTTCATTAGGAAAATTTTCATCTAACCAAGCTTGAATAATTTTATAAGTTTTACTAGTGCCTTCACCTAAGAAACCACGTTCAATCATGGCGTGAATCTTGGTACCTTTTTTTGCAGCTTCTTGTCCTATTCTTTTAGAGTCTTGCTTACATCTGTATGCAAATTCTTCTATAGATTCTAAAGGGTCTTTCTCTAAAGTTAAAGCAGAATTAAGTGCTTGATTTATTTTCCAGTTCTCTAAAGAAGGTTTGGCTATCATACCAAGTACAGTAGTTACAGAGGGTACTAAGTGTTCTTTCTTAGCATCTCTTAAAGTAGTGTTTCTTTCTTTACCATTGGCACCAATGATAGTGTACATTGGCTCTCCTTCTTGAGTATACCAATGACCAGATTCAGCTATTATTTTTTTAGCCGACAGTTTATTATATACTTCTTGAGAGGAAGTGTCAAGTGTTTCTTTATTTTTTTTCATCTTCAGATTCCTTAAATGCTTTTATTACATCTGATGAGAATAATTTCTGAAGACTTACTAGGAACATTCTACTTGCGTTATGGTCTCCACCACATACAGTTTTAAAACTATCAAGTTCATCAACAATAGTTCTAAGAACATCTGTTTTAAATACAAGAGTACAAAATTCATTGTCTCCTACGCATAAATTATGAAACCAATAATCTGATTCTGTTGCTCTGATACCTGATGGTTTGTTCCAACACTCATACTCTATACATATGTTACCGGTTTTCATCCAAGTATCTCTTTCTGATTTAACTTCTATCTTCTTACCTGTGAGCATATCTTTTATCTTATCTTCTCTTATCTCTCCATACTCTAGGTCAAGGTCAAACTTCTTTCTATTTTCTTTAGTGGGTTTCACTCCAATTTACTCCTGTCTTGTATTCGCCATCAAGAGGACAACGAAGTTTAAAATGTTCACCTGCTTTAATAATACTATCAACAGCAAGTCTTCCTGCAAAATCTGCTTGGCTTTCTTTTACTTCTATCTGCCACTCATCGTGAATGTTAGCAACAAATTTATAATCTATACCATTTAATTTTAACATATCATCCAACAATACTAAACCTTTCTTCATAACAATAGCACCTGCTCCTTGTAGCAAAGTGTTCAATGCTGAATGTTGGTTACGAACATAAAGCTTTCTACCGTCTAATCCTTTGAGATATTTTTTTGCTGAAGCTCTTTGTACTCTGTCTCTAAGAGATTTAAATGTAGGTTTATTATCAAAGAAATATTGTCTAGCTCTTTTACCATCTGCTGTACTTCCTCCAACCACTTTACCAAGTTTTTCATCTCCGGCTCCGTACATAAGTGCATAGATGAATGTCTTTGCCTTATCTCTTGATTCAAGTTTTGCAAGTTCTTGATTAGCTGTGTGGACATCTCCGTTGAGTATTTCATTTGTATATTCCTCGTCATTCATATAGTGTGCTAACATTCTAATCTCAAGACCAGAGGCATCAACACCTAATAGTACATTGTTATCTTCAACAATCCAACAAGCTCTACACTCTTTACCATAAGGGCTATGAGAGCTAGGAACCTGTGCCATGTTGGGGTTTCTATGTGTCATACGTCCAGTGATAGCACCGTTAGGTATGACAAATCCATGAACTCTTTCATCTTCTTCAGTAGCTTCTATCCAAGAATCAATCTGAGCTATACGCTTTTGAAGTAATAAAAACTGTGCTATAAGGTTAGCTTCATGTATATGTGTTATTTCTGATAAAGTTTTCTCATCTACTATGGGTTGACCTGTAGGTGTAAACCTATCCGGCTTCCAACCAAAGTCAACAAGATATTCTCCAATCTGTTTACGACTACCTAAATTAAAATCAACTAACTGTTGTCTCATAAAAGGATTCATATCCTGTGTACTAATACATCTATTGTATTCATCATCAGTAAGACCACGCTTAGATAGGTCTCCATCTTTCTTTATGTAAGGGGTTACTAACTTATCGTCTACCCATTTAGGTTTAAATGTATTATGAACTTCATCTTCTATTGCTTGTTTCTTTTCTCTAAGTTCAGCAAGTAAAAGTAAAGCATGTTGAGTATCAAATTTAAATCCGTTTACTTCTTGTTGTTTTATAATCTCACTTACTCTTTGCTCAAGTTCTATAGATTGTTTATCAAAACCTTTGCTTTCTTTTCTAAGTTCTTTTAGTACTGCTGTATTAAGTTCAACATCACGAACACAATAGTTCATCATGTCTTCAGAGTAATTAAGATAATCAGAGAAGTCTATCTTATGATAACCTAACTTATATCCCCACTTTTCTAAACTGTGTCCACCTTCTCTAGCTGGATTAAACAATCTGGATAGTACAAGAGTATCTATGACAGGAATAAAAGACAGGTCGACATCACTAAACTTATGTACCATTGGTATATCAAAGCCTATGATGTTATGACCTATCAAAGTATCTGCTGTTGATAAAAACTTATAACCTTCTTGTAATTTATCAGGTGGAAATTTATAAATCTCTTCTGTGTCTAAATCTTGAGCAACAATACAGTGAACTAAAGTTGCATTAAGGTCATCTGTTTCTATATCAAATACTAACTGCATTAAAATAATTCGTCTAGTGTTTCATCAAATTCTATATCTTTATCAGATACTTCAGATAGTCTGCCTGTTTCTGAATCATATACAACACTACATGCCATACCAACATCACCTGTATATCTTGATTTAAGGACACGTAGTTTAGTTGTCCTTGCTTCTTCAAAATCATCTGATTGTTGATTTCTTTCTAATGCTATAACACAATCACTAAGTTGTCCGATACTGTTAGAACCTCTAAGATGAGATAGAGAAACCTCTATTCCGTTCTCATGTCCTTTGTTACCATCAACTCTACGTAAGTGTGAAACTAAAATGATACCTGCACCTGTCTCTTCTACCAAACTTCTAAGCCTAGTCATAATAGAATCAATAGCACGTCTTTCATCTCCTTCATGTACAGCACTGACTAACATATGTAAATGGTCTACTACCACCCACTTGCAATCACATCCTATAATCATAAAGCGAAGCTTAGTAAAGATATCATCTATATCATTTGTTCCAAAGTGTGAATGCACCCATACTCTATTACGATTATCTCCGTCATAAAGTATATCAAACATCTTATCAAGTTCTTCTTTAGAAAATCTATCTCTAATCTGGTCAACATATAACCTAGCGTTAGCTTCAATAGATAAAATACCATCAATGGTTCTTCTCCAATCTTCTTCTAATGCTATGATACCTACGTTGTCTTCAGTATTTTTAATAAGATGATGTTCAAGTTCTCTAGTTACACTAGACTTACCAAGACCTGTACCACCTGTAAGTGTTACAAGTTCTCCCTGTCTAAGTCCGTATAGCTTCTTGTTTAATCCTTTATAGGGATAGGGTACACTTTCTTTTCTTTCACGATTGTGAAACTTCTCTCGTTGTTCTGAAACATTTATAACACCAGAGGGTGTATAAATTTTAGAAGCCCACCAACATTCAACAAACTCTTTATGTCTGTTAGAACGAAGCATATCGTTAGGGTCTTTGAAGTTGTGGGGTAGTGTAAGTATCTTAGCCTTACTAGGTTTAAATAGTCTAGCTACTTTAATAGATGCTTCCTTTCCTGCCTTGTCATTATCAAATGCAATAATTACATTCTCAAACTCTTCAAAGAACTCAAGGCTTTCTTTTACATCACGTACTGCACCTTGAGCCCCACGCTTGATAGATACTACTGCCCACTTAGAACCTAGCAGTTCAAAAGCTGACATAGCATCACACTCGCCTTCGGTTATAGTGACATACTTGCCACCTTTAAATAATTGTTGACCAAACAAACCTGTATCGTTATAGCTTCCAGAAACAAAGAAGTCTTTGGTTACTACGTTACGATACTTGGTAGCTGATAGCTCATGCCCATTGTAATATGGGTACATATGCTTAACTACATTTCCCTTTAGGTCATGTACGCATTTGACTCCATACTTAGTAGCAGTAGCTTGAGATATTTTTCTATCTGTAAGAGGTGAAAATTTTCCTTCGTCTACCATATCTGGTTTTTTGGTCGGTGTTGTTATTGCTGTTTGCATATCTTTTCCTCCACATGCATTGGTATAACTAGGCATAAACTCACCACAACTAAAACACTTTGCTGAATCATCTTCATTGATTCCAACAGCATCACTACTGTTACAAAGTGGACAGGGTTGATGTAACTTATCCCAAGTTTTATCCATGTTAGCCCTCACTATGGCTTAAGATACTTCGTTTAAAGATTCATCTTCTTTTGAAGTTTCTTCTACAACTTCTTCTTCAGTTTCTTCAACAGGTTCTACTAAAGATTCTTCGTTGTTTTGTAGTAGTATAGTTAAATTGTTTTGGTGCATGTTGGAAGCAAAGTTAAGTGCTTCAACTACAACATTCAATGTACCTATTTTACTTATCATAATATTAGCATTGTTCTTATTAGAATCATCTTCTATCATAGAAGTATCATAAGTAACAGTACCGTCATCTTTTGCAATAGTAATAATCATATTAAAATTCCTCGTTATCTGAACTTGCTTCAGAGTATTCAATTAAATCAGTAACCTTTACAGCTATTAATTCTGCAAACGTACCATACTTTCCTGTATAGGGTTTAATCTTTACAGTAACACCAGAGCCATTACCAACATTAACATCTAAGTCTGAGCCTTCTGCATCAACTAACTTAGGTGCAGGATTGGTAGTCCCGTCATGTTTCTCTACCTTTCTACTGAACGAGAAAGCAGGTTCATCATACTTAGGTTGACCATCTCTGGTTCTTACCTGTGATAATCCAAGACCCTCTAATCTAGTAGCAGTATCCGTATCTGTCAACACCACTATTCCATACTTATGTGGTTCAAACTTAGTGTTTGGTGTGCTGACATTTGCCCACATAGCTTTTCCTTCTATATACTCGTACATATTTTTTTTCCTCCGTTGGATTTAATTATGTTTAAAGATTATAACACATCTATTTATAGATGCAACTATTATAAAAGGGTACTTTAAAGTGATACCCAGCACTAAAAGGTCTAGTAGTTTTAAGTCACTTCTTGGGAAGACCTTTTGTTACCCAATAGCTGACTGCAAATTGTGGCTTTGTTGTTTAAAGTCTGTACAAACCTCCACGCAAGTGTGGGAAAATCAGACTACCCCGAATTTAATCTAGGATTTAATTTACAAGGGAAGGTAATCGGTTTAGTTCTTATCCCATTTCATTTACAACCTATCTCTTGGCTACTCTTATCTAAAAGAGGTCAAGGATTTTATAGTAACGCGAACACCTTGTAAAACTTTTAAAATCAGTCTGGTTTTAGTGGCACTAGACCAGAAACTAGCACGATTGCTCGTATGTCTTTAGGTTCAGGAAGGTTAGTTGAGGGCTACACCTGACGACATACCTGTAATATAAAGGAGTATTATATTATTCCTGTCCCTCATTGTCAATTTTTAAATTTAATAATTTAACTTTATATTCATCCTTGTTCCAAGTAAGTTCATAACATATTTGGTCTTTAGGATTATCCTCGTTATATTTTCTAACGTAATCTTCCCAAGCTCTATATTCTTCTTTACTCATTGGAGTTAATTCAATATCTTTTGTAGTTATCATTTAAATTTTCTCTCATCATCCATAACTATTAAAGTTACGCCTACTAAACAGAATAACATAAACCCTACTACAAACATGAGTCCTATTACTTCGCCTATCATTCTACGTCCTCTAAGTGTGCGTTCTCTCCAGTCAACACACCTAGTCCACCTGTAGCTGATTGCTCGTTCCACTTATCATCAACAGCTTCTTGAACTTTAATATCTACATTAATTTCTCTATCGTTTAAAGCTCCTCTCAATCCTTTCATAATCATTTTAAGATTATTAATTTCTAATTCTAATTCAAGATTGGTAGCTTCTAAAGAAGTTATCTTCCTGTTTAGAGTTGTAATGTCTTCAGAGTTTTTACTTGCGTCATCATGTACTACAACAACACTAGCATACATAGTTAATACAACTGCGATAGCGGTTAATAATTTTACCATAAATAATTTCATTTATTATCTCCTTTAATATATCTATATGTATCTCTATTCCATTCTAGGTTTAACAAATTAGTTAGCTTCCACTTAATTGTATCTAAGTTAGAAACATCAGACATATAAACATCTTTTATTTCTGAATAGTTATCTAACATACTATCAATTTGATTAACATATCTACACCAATCATGCACTTCCTCTGGAGTTAGTTCAATAGTTGTTTTAGTTTTTAAATGTTTTACTTTCATTTTCCTTGCCCTCTATATTTTTTGTAGGAACTTTTTTTATTTTTGTTCATGGTTGAGAATCCTACATTGCCTCTACCTTGACTTGTTTGTTTACCTCTAACACCTGTAGCAGATATATGAGACTTACTAAAAGCTTTTGATTTTATAGCCATTCTGTTTTTTCTTTTCTTCTTTTGTCGTTATATCTAACAACTCTTCTACCACTTTTATAGCCTGTTATTTCTCTATGCCATTTAGAATCTTTATAAGTTATCTCTATAAAACTTATATCTTTATCAAGTTGTTCTTCTTTTAATTTTTCTTTTTGTTCTTCTACTTCTTTATTATATTGTGTCATAATTTTATTTATAATTTATTAATTAATTAAAAAATAATTTTTATTAATATGTTTAAACTTTACAATCATTTTACACCTAATTTATCTGTTGTCAACATAAAAATATAAATTAATTCTAAGCCTTTCTAAGGGCTTTTTATTCAACATTAATACCCTCGTATGACTTGTTAAGATAACTGCTCACCATGTAGCTTAGATGTTCTTCTATCCTATGTATTACATCAACTTCTGACACATCTGTAGGCTTCTCCCATGTTCTTATATCATCATAAAGAAAGTCGACAAATGTTCTAAACTTATTAGCTGATAATTTATTTATAATATATTCTCTTGCACATATATCTTCTAGTTTTTTGTATAAAGTTCTGTTCATCAGTTCAATCCCTCCACCAAAGTCCAACCTTCTGTTAATATATTTTCTTCTTCTGCCCATTTATAATCTGGGTCGCCAATATCTCCCTCATGTTGTGCTGAACTTCCATCTTTGAACTCAACATACAAAGTACCATACTTTATGTAGTAGTCTTTGACCTTATCCCAATCAATACCTAGTTCTTCTAAATCAAAAGTAATAGGTGCTTCATAGATACACTCTAGGTATCTTGGTTTATCGCTATCAACATTCATATTATTTCTCGTAAATGTAAACGTCCCACTTGACTGCCTTATCTAAAGGACAGAAGGGTATCGTTCTTTGGTTATAGTCTGGGTTATTTCTACCCCACCTGCCTTGACACTTAACATAATGCTTACGCCTACTATGTCTGTTAAGTAATCTCACGCCTTGTCTAACCTCTTGAAGTTTGTTAAGTTGTTCTAATACTTCTGGGCTATTCTTTTCTACACTCATTACATATGTTCTAGTTCTATTCATATTGTTTATCCTCCAATGTGTTAATTATATCTTCCATCATCTCATCATCAAGCCAATTATATTTCCTGTTGCTATTTCTTTCCACTAAATATTTTATAGTATCAAGTCCTTGCTCTTTGTAAACTATTCCAAGCAATCTTGTAAGCAATCCTATCTTATCAAGTGTTGCTTCAACATCTTCCTTTTCAAAATAGTATTCGTTATATGTTCCCATTATTCTACCTCCTCTAAATAATACTCAACATCTTCTTCGCTATAACCTTTTTCATTTATAAGCCATTCGCCAAATTCTTTTTTATTATTAGGCATCTGTTTTAAATAATAATTTGATAGTACAGACACAATAAATTCTTCAGCATCATAACTATTAACATCATCATAGGCTTCTTCTTCTGCCCATTTTCTTTTGAACTCTTTAAAAGTTTTCATATCTTTATCCCTCCATTTCTAAATTATTTACATCTTCCATAGCCATTCTATCTGCCATAGCTTCTACTAGTTTAACATCTTTTATATCTACACTAAGAACTTTAATGTAGTGTTCGTGTCTTTCATCATAGTAATCATGTATCCATTTGTTATCGTTGCTCACTATAAACCTCCTCTAAATGATGTATTAAAGCATATAGTCCTGCTTTTATACCTGCATGTTCTGATTTTGTATGGCTATCATTTACCCATTCATCATCTGCAATAATATCTTCTGCTATATTTTTTATTCGTTCAATCGTTATCATTATCTTTTACCTCCTTGTATTCTTCCCTTAGTTCGGGGAACTCACTTAAATAATTAGTAAGTATATATTTGTTATCTTTATCCTTTAATAAAGTACCTAAAGTTTCTCTCAATGTAAAGAGATTATTTGTATGTATATCTCTTTTAATCTCTGCTATTATTTCTTCAATTAAATTATCTATCATCTTCTATCTCCTTGTTGTAATGCCCTTCTTATACTGACAGTATCTAATCTTCTTTCATGTACTATCCATTCGTTATCAATTTCTTTTCTTTTAATTTTTCTTTCGTACTGTTCAACTGTTAGAGTCCTGTACTCATAGTAATCGTTGTATCTATTCTTTATCTTTCTCATCATTAGCTTTGTTCCTGTAGGTATGTGTCAAAGTTGTACAGCTTTCCAAATTTTTCAAGCTGTTCTTCTTTGTTCTTTATTCTTTTAAGTTTAATCCACATATCTTTATTTCTTTTTCTTTTTCTATTGGATATGTTTCTATACTTTCTATTTAGGTGGTTTATTCTTTTTGTCATTAGTCTTTCTTTACCTCCTCTACCTTTAAAAGTTCCTCATCTTCAAAGCCATAGTCAAGGTCTCCACCTGTAGAAGCTTCTCTAAATACACTATAATCTCCTTCTAATACTTTCTCTCCAGCTTCTTCCTTAGACTTAGCTTCTACTTCTATTTCAGAATAGCCTGTCCATTTTGTATATATTTTATAAGTTTTCATTTATCCTCCTGTTTAAACTTTAATACTACCATGTCATTTTTATAACCTACAATACACCACCCTAGCCTTGATAGTTCTAACATATCAGACAATAGGGTAGTCATAGGTATAATTTTAATTACTTCACTTGTCATCTAACATCTCCTCTCTTTCATCTGCACAAATACCCTCATCTGCATCACAGTCTAAACATAAATCTTTTTGTGCATCTACATTTCTGCTCCCACAACTTATGCAACATAAGGGAACACCTAACATAGGACAATAACTATATTCATTACTCATCTGACACCTCTTTAATTTTATAATTTATTTTACCTGTATTAAATGATACTCCGCCATTTAAATCTATTAAAGAGTTAGCATAGTTTATTGCTTCTTCTTTGCTTTCTGCTTTTATAGTTTGTTTTATTGTTGCGATTACTGTAAATGTTTTATTAGCTGTTCTATAATCCACAACTCTTATAAATGGTTTCATCTTACACCTTCTTAAATATTAATAAATGTCTTAATATTCTATGCCAAGCATCATACACACTATCTTTATCATAGCCTGTCTTTGCTCCCGAACTTATTACATCACTAATTAATTCTATTGCCTCATTTAAATATTTGTCTTCTCTACTCATCTGACACCTCCTTTTGAATAATCTTGTATGTAAGATTGTTTGTTATTTAATTTATTGATTATGCTCTTATCATAACCAACCTCTGATAGACAACATATAACTTTAGCATCTAGTATCTCATAACCTTTATCAGTTAGTTTTACTTTTGCTTTTTCTACATCAGCATCTATTACTGGATTAGCACAAGACATAATATCTTTTATATACTTGTTCCATATACCCCATGCTTTAGCATCTTTATCTTTAACAGTTATCTCAATAACTGATATGTTTTTTATTTCTTTATCTTTCATCTACGCCACCTCTTTATTTTTTAATGCTTTTATTAATGCTGATATATCTCTAACCGCAGAATCATATTCAGTTTGAAAAGTCCAATGTACTACTTTATCTTCCAATAATCTGAGTAATATACTCTCTAATTTAATTATCTCTTCTTTCATATTAGCCCTCACTAATTTATTTATTTGATACCTACTAATCTATAATAGCTGTCAACATTTATCAACATATTTATTTGACTTTATTTTATAGATAATGCTTTACATCTTACTCTTTATATGTTAGGGATTTTCTACCTATCATAGCCAAATCAAGATGTCAATACCTAAAATACACTAAACTACTGTATGGATATACAATCGCTGTAATGCTCTGTATTGAATAGTAAGGGTATGATTAAGGTCTTAGGCTTACTTGCTCTTGTAGGCTCTTAGAATCAACGAGAGAGTATGTTTATATTGATTAGTTATAATAGGTTATAAGCTATGATTATGATATAAAAAACCCCCAATTAAGGGGGTAAAAACTTGTGCAGTTTTTTAGGGGGTTATTTTTCTGTTAATTTATTGTAAATTTCTTTTTGTAAAATTTCTAATTGTTTAATTTGATAATTAGCTGATACATCAGTTTGGTCTGATATTGTATACAACCTATAAATTAAAGTATCAATTCTTTTACTATAATAATCTGCATTATATTTAGCTTTCATAATTCCTCCCATATTTTTAAATTTGTAATTCCAATTTTAATAAAACTTAATCTAATAGCTAAGTCTTTAAAATCTTTATCATAGTTTATATAAAAACTTGTAAGATATTTAAAACATAAATATAAATCTATTGCATATCCTAAAGTTTGTATTTGAAAACCATAAATATTTTCGCCCCACACCATGTTTGGTAGCTTATTAATTTTCATTTATGCCACCTCTTTTAAATCTAAATCTTCTAAATGATTATATATTAAATCTTCGCCTACTATGTAAACATACATATTAACAATTCTTTCTGGACTACTAAAGTCTGTATTGACTTCGCCAAAGTGCATATTTTCATATTCTTTTATTTGTTCTATTACTTCAAATACTTCTTCTCCTAGCCACTCTTTAGCCTTGTAAGTTCCTATGATGTAATAATCAGTATTAAAAGCTTCATGATGTATATCTGATTTATCATTATCTTTTAAATAATCTTTGTCATACTCTAAGCAATCTTTTAAAAAATCCTCTAAGTATTCAACAATCTCTTCTCTTTTGTAATGCATAATTTATTTACTCCTTATAAAATGTTATGTTTCTACCACGAAAGCCCCCAATTAAGGAGGCGTTTAGCGTGGTGGTGGTTATCTTTTTGAAATCCTTATATATTCAGCATTCATAATTTTCTCGTGAAACCTATCTAATTGTTTCTGAGAAATATTAAACGCAGTTTCAAATCTATTTAAAGATTTTACAAGTTTATTAAATGTTTCCTCAGTACAAGTTTCTTCATAATCTCCATTATTTATATGTTCCCATAAAAGATTAATTACTTTGTTTGGTGTTATTTCTTTTTCATTTATTTTCATTTTTAGCCCCCTTTGGCTTTGTTGTTAATATGTAAATTATATTAATGATATTTAAATAGATTGCAACAACTTTATAAACCCTATAACCATAAGGGCTTCAAGGGTGGTACTGTATAAAAATTGTACAGCTATAAATCACGAGACTGGATTATAAAGGGTGGTTATAAGTGATTATAAATCTTATGAAGTTTTAAAAGTATGACATAGTATGACACTTTTTATAAAAGTATTACACTTCATAAACTTTTCAAGGCTCATAAACTAGCTGTATAAAATTTGTACAACTTGCAAAGTCTTTTGAAGTTTAAAAATATCCGCCTATCTTTTGGGGTGGTTCGCTAACTGTATAAATTTTGTACAGCTTGCAAAGACTTGATACGCTGTATAATTTTTGTACAGCTCTTTTCAAGTGGGCGGGGCAGGATGCACATGGGGGGTGGGTGGGTATATATATAAATCTCATACATTTCTACCCAATATCGGTATAAACCAGTTAGCCGCATACTCCTCAAACTTCATAAGCTTTATAGACATAAAAAACCCTACAGTTTAGTAGGGTGTTACTGGGTCTTTCCTATGTATGTAAACGGGGGAACCGTTACACTCATTATATACATACTTTTCAAGTTTGTCAAGTCCTATTTAAAAATATTTTAAAACTTTACAAAGTACTTGACAAACTAGTAAATGTTGTATATAATAATAGCATGAGTTATCTACCGGAAAAGAAACGTAATCTTACAGAGAAACAAGAATCATTCTTGAATAATCTTGTGGAGACTGGTGGAGATTTCAAAAAGTCAGCGGAACTTGCAGGGTATTCAGGCAATCACTATCAAATATTAAAATCACTTAAAAACGAAGTAGTAGATATTGCCAGTGACGTACTTGCGAGGGAAGCCCCTACAGCAGCATTCAAGCTTATAGATATAATGAAATCTGATAAGCCTGTTCCTCAAGCTAATAACAAACTTCAAGCTGCACAAACTATACTAGATAGGGCTGGTGTTGTTAAAACAGATAAAGTAGATATTAATCATAGTGTTAGTGGTGGTATATTTATATTACCAGAGAAACATACAATCGATATTGAAGCAGAGGATGTTAGTTATGAAGATATGGATAACTGAATACATAGATGATATTCCGGGAATCCTTATAGGACCATACATAAAAGCTGATACAATGATACAAGCTAGTAGAATAGCAATAGAGCATGGGTTGTTTGTTATTGGAGAAATCCAAGAACTACGACACGAAGAAATAAAAAGAGATAGAGTAGTCCACTAGGACTAAAAAATAAAATATAATGGCAAAAGATTCACGATTAGAAAGAGCAGGGGTTTCTGGGTTTAACAAACCTAAAAGAACTCCTAGTCATCCTAAAAAGTCACACGTTGTTGTGGCTAAAGAAGGTAATAAGATTAAAACCATTAGGTTCGGAGAACAAGGAGCCTCTACAGCTGGTAAACCTAAAGCAGGTGAATCAGCTAAAATGAAAGCTAAGAGAAAATCTTTTAAAGCTAGACACAGGAAAAATATAGCCAAAGGAAAAATGTCTGCAGCCTATTGGGCTAACAGAGTTAAGTGGTAAATGACATACTCTCAAAAAGTAGTAGATAGGTTTGAAAGTGTTTTAAACAATCCAGAAGCTCATGCTGTTGGTAGGTTTGACCCTAAAGACCCTAATGTTGCTACAGGCATGACAGGAGCACCTGCATGTGGAGATGTTATGAAGTTACAACTTAAACTAAACGGAGACTTAATAGAAGATGTTAAGTTTAAAACTTATGGATGTGGTAGTGCTATTGCATCCTCAACTATGTTTGTAGATATGTTAAAAGGTAAAACTATAGCAGAAGCAAAGCTTATTAAAGATAAAGATATTGCAGAAGCTTTAGAGTTACCACCAATAAAACTACATTGTAGTGTGTTAGCAGAAGATAGTATTTCTAAAGCTATAGAAGATTGGGAACAAAAAACTGCTCATAGAAAACATAATCAACAATGGGAAGACCCTAATGGATATGGTTACTAATGGCACAACAACAATCACAACAAAGACCGGTAGATAAAAAGTTAGAAGAACTTAAAAAACAACAAGCACAAGATAAAAGAAATGGGTAAACAAATAGGAAGCGATGAAAAACCTATGGTGTTTAGAAAAAGTATATATGGTAAAAGCGATGGAGGTAAAGGTGCAAGACCTAGACCCGGAGTTTATACTAAACAATACAGAGATAACTGGGATTTAATATTTGGAAAGTCTAAAGAACTTGGAGAAAAAGATGGCAACAACAAAAAAGAAAAGTAAATCTACCGTAAACAAAGCTGGTAACTATACCAAGCCAACTATGCGTAAGAGACTTTTCGAGTCGATTAAACGTGGTACCAAAGGTGGTAAAGCCGGTCAGTGGTCTGCTCGAAAAGCCCAGCTCTTAGCTAAAAAATATAAAGCTGCAGGGGGCGGTTATAAATAACATGGAAATATTAAGAAAGTATATGATAGAATTTATGAACAAAACAAATAAATGTTTTTCAAAATTATTTAAAAAATGTTTATGTACAAAAAATAAAAATGTCAAGTCTAAAAAAGTCACAAAGAAGTCTTAGAAATTGGTCAAAGCAAGATTGGGGTACTAAAAGTGGTAAACCGTCTGCAGAAACGGGTGAAAGGTATCTCCCAAAGAAGGCGATTGAATCACTATCGTCTGAAGAATATGCAAGAACAACAAAGGCTAAACGAGAAGGAACCAGAAAAGGAAGACAGTTCGTTAAGCAACCTAAAAAAATAGCAAAGAAAACAGCAAGATATAGATGAGAGAAGGATATATAAAAAGAGCTACATCAACCATACCCTTTGGTTATGAGATATCTAAAGAGTCTAGTTCTTTTCTTAGACCTATTGAACCAGAGTTAGAAGCTTTGCAGATTGCAGAGAACATGGTAGTCAACGAAGAAATATCATTACAAGCTGCATGTGATTGGTTAGAATACAAAACGGACAGACGCATGTCTGCTCCGGGTTTAAAAAAACATATAGATAAAAAATATGGATTACGAAGTGAAAGATTGGGAAACGAACCCACATCTTTACTTGCAAGATAGCGAAGGCAATTTTGTATTAAAGAAAGATGGTACGCCTCGTAAAAGAGGTGGACGACCTACTGGTGATGCTGAAGCTGTAGCACGTAGAACCATAACACGTAAACAAAAGAATATTCAAAAGCTAGAGCAAAAGCTCAGTAATGCTAAGACTTCATTCAAAAAACAAAAAACAACTCTTGAAAAACTTGACAATACTAAACAAGGTATTGTTACTGACGATGATTTAGATAAGTTACCTAAAGCTGTACAAGAACATCTAGATAATCACCACATATTTTTCCACGCTAACGAAGGTCCACAGACAGATTTTCTTGCTGCTAGTGAGAAAGATGTGTTATATGGTGGAGCTGCTGGTGGTGGTAAATCATATGCAATGATAGTTGACCCATTAAGATATGCTCATAAGAAAGACCACAGAGCTTTAATACTTAGAAGGTCTATGCCAGAGCTAAGAGAAATGATAGATAAGTCTCGTGAGTTATATCCACAAGCTTTTCCCGGTGCTAAGTTTAGAGAAGTAGAAAAACTTTGGAACTTTCCATCAGGTGCAAAAGTAGAATTTGGTTTCTTAGAACGAGATGCAGATGTATACAGATATCAAGGACAAGCCTATTCTTGGATTGGATTTGATGAAATCACACATCTACCAACAGAATTTAGTTGGAACTATCTTGCGTCTCGTTTAAGAACTACTGACCCAGAAATACAAACATATCTTCGCTGTACTGCTAACCCCGGTGGTGTTGGTTCTCATTGGGTAAAGAAAAGATATATAGAACCAAACGAATACAACAAAAGTTTTTTAGGTAACGATGGACTTACAAGAAAGTTTATTCCTGCTAAGTTAGCAGATAACCCATACCTTTCAGAGGATGGTGTATATGAGCAAATGCTTAAGTCTTTACCACCAACCCAAAGACAACAGTTACTTGAAGGTAACTGGGATGTAGCAGAAGGTGCAGCATTCACAGAATTTGAACCATCTAAACATGTAATTACTCCTTTTGAGTTACCTATACACTGGGAAAGAGTAAAAGCAGTGGATTATGGTTATGCTGCTGAAAGCTGTTGCCTATGGGGTATTATGGACATTAACGATAATACTTTAATAATATATAGAGAATTATACAAAAAAGGCTTGACAGGTGAAGAATTAGGTGCTATAATAACAGATATGGAGACAGAGGACCCCTTTTCGGTTCATGGTGTCTTAGATACTGCAGCTTGGGCAAGAACAGGAACTACTGGTCCAACTGTAGGAGAAAGTTTAATTAGAGCTGGTCATAAGTTAAGACGAGCTGATAAGAATAGAATACAAGGTAAAATACAACTACACGAGTATTTAAAGATTAGAGAGAACGGTAGACCTAAGTTACAGATATTTAATACATGTCCTAACTTAATAAGAGAACTACAATCAATACCGTTATCTAAAACTAATCCAGAAGACGTTGACACAAACGCTTCTGACCACGCATATGATGCATTACGTTATATGATAATGAGCAGACCTAGAATGGAAAGCCCATTAGAAAGAATGCGAGGTTTAAAAAGAGAAATGTATAGACCGGTTGATTCGACATTTGGTTATTAAAATATGGCAGACAACGAAAATACATTTTTAAATGCTGATAACATCTATGAAGAAGTAGAAGGCGAGTCTGGAGTAGCACTAACTTTAGAAGAAGACCAACAAAGAAATCTTATCGGTATTATTCAAGGTAGATTTGCACAGGCTGAAGACTCTAGAGAAACAGATGAACGGAGATGGTTAAAGGCTTACGAAAATTATAGAGGTCTTTATGCTAAAAATGTTAAGTTTAGAGAATCAGAAAAGTCTAGAGTATTTGTAAAAGTTACTAAGACTAAAGTACTAGCTGCATTTGGACAGTTAGTTGATGTTATATTTGGTACAGGTAAGTTTCCAATAGGGATTACTGAAACTAAGATAGCAGAAGGTGAAACAAACTTTGCACATCTTGACACAGCTAATCCTTCTCCAGAGTTAGAAACTTCTATACCTGATAACATAGGCAACAGAATAGAAGATGAGCCTAA